AATGATCAGACAGCACTTAAGAACATCGATCCAAGCGGCGGTGGTAAGAACGTTGCGGCTGACACATTATATGTTCAATATGACTCAACAGAGGCAGACAACGCAACTTACAAGGCATATTACAGATACGCAACAGGTGAGACTGTCGTCACAACAAACAACGACACATCAACACCGACATTCGTTGCGTCTGAGCAGTTCACTATCCAAGCAAGTGCCAAGAACTCAACGACTTTAACTTCGGCGGTTACTGTTACATTGAGTGGTACAACAGTTGCTGACTTCGTAAGTGATTTCAACAGTGCCAACGTTGCCAACACTGTAGCAAGTGTTACAGCAACAGGCGAGATCCAGATCAAACACACAGAAGGCGGTGTTATCGTACTTAAAGATACATCAGGTACTCCTGTTGCTGACTCTGGTATTTCAAGCACATTGGATAACGTTAGAGCAGGTAATGACTCAGACTTAGTATTATCTAACTATGTTCCTTTAACATACACAGCAAAATTAAGTGAGCCTACACAAGATCCAGCAGATGGTACTTACTGGTACTACTCAGCAAGCGATCAGTGGGATATCATGATACAAGATGGTGGCGCATGGAAGGGTTATCAAAACGTAGCAACAGACTCACGTGGCTTTGACTTATCCAACTGCTCACCAAATGGTCCTATTGTAAGTTCCAGTGCTCCAACATTACAGTCAGATGAATCATCACTTGTATATGGCGATCTTTGGATTGATACCAGTGACTTAGAAGATGTCAAAATCAAACGTTGGCAGTCAGTGAGCTCCGTTGATCAATGGGTAACTATTGACAAGGCCGACCAATCAACAGAGAACGGTGTATTATTTGCTGATGCTCGTTGGGCAGGTAATGGTACAACAGATCCTGTGACTGATGACATGCCAACAATCAAGTCATTATTGACAAGCAACTACACAGATATCGACGCACCTACGGCAACATTATATCCAGAAGGTATGCTATTAGTTAACACTAGACGTTCTGGCTTCAACGTTAAACAGTTTGATTCAAACAGATTTAACGGCGTTGATTATCCAGATGACAGTTTACCAACTGAGAAGGATGCTTGGGTTACAGTTTCAGGTAACAAGGCAGATGGCTCAGCATATCAAGGACGTAGTGCTGTACGTAAGATCATAACAGACCAAATGAAATCAGGTGTAGATGCTAATACAGCGATCCGTGAGGAACAGAGACAGTTTAACTTATTAGCGGCACCAGGTTATCCAGAATTGATCCAAAATTTGGTAACATTAAACAACGACAGAAACAACACAGGATTTATTATCGGTGACACACCGATGAGATTGGAAGATACTGGTACTGCTGTCGTTAACTGGGCAACAGATGCTTTCGGCGCTGGACTAGACAGTGAGGACGGATTGGTAACTGCTGATCCATACGTGGCTGTTTACTACCCATCCGGTAGGACAAACGACTTATCAGGTAACACAGTGGTTGTTCCACCAAGCCACATGATGCTAAGAACTATAGTACGATCAGATGAGATCGGTTATCCATGGTTAGCACCAGCAGGCGGATTACGTGGCACTATTGATAATGCTACTTCACTAGGTTACATTAAAGCGTCAACAGGTGAGTTCCAACAGACTGCTGTTAGACAGAGTCTACGTGACACACTGTATGAAAACAAGGTGAACGCATTAACTAACTTACCAGGTTCTGGTTTACAGTGTTACGGTCAGAAGACTATAGCGTCTACTCCATCAGCACTAGACAGAGTCAACGTAGCACGTTTAGTTGCTTACTTACGTGACAGGTTAGAGATATTAGGCAGAAACTACATCTTTGAACCAAACGATGAGCTTACACGTAATGAAGTTAAACAATCAGCTGAACAGTTACTAAACGATATCACTGCTAAACGTGGTATCTACGATTACCTAGTTGTATGTGACGACACAAACAACACACCAGAGCGTATCGATAGAAACGAACTTTATGTTGATATTGCTATTGAGCCAACTAAAGCGGCTGAGTTCGTATACATTCCATTGAGAATTAAGAACACTGGCGACATTGAGGCAGGTAATTTATAGTATAAAATAATATACACAGATAATGGCACTTTGGTGCCATTTTTTGTGAGCCTAGGTCGATAAATACGATACATAAGAAACAAGGAGAATACACATGGCAGTTTCATCATTAACAAAAATGACAGTACCTTTAGCGTCTGACCAATCAGCGGCTAACCAGGGCTTGTTAATGCCTAAATTAAAATATCGTTTTAGAACGGTATTTGAAGGATTAGGCGTAAGTACACCAAGATCAGAATTAACTAAACAAGTTATTAGTTTCACTAGACCATCAGTGAGCTTTGAAGAGATGCCAATTGACATCTATAACTCAAAGATCAAATTAGCTGGTAAGCACTCATGGGAAGACGTTACAGTTGAATTGCGTGACGATGCTTCTGGTAACGTTGCTAAATTAGTAGGCGAGCAGTTACAGAAACAATTAGACTTTATGGAAATGTCTAGTGCGGCGGCTGGTATTGACTACAAGTTCATCGCACGTTGTGAAGTGTTAGACGGCGGTAACGGTGCTAACGAACCAAACGTGTTGGAAACATGGGAACTTTATGGTTGCTACTTGTCAGCAGTTAACTATAACGATTTAAACTATGCTACCTCAGAACCAGCAACAGTGTCATTAACTATTAAGTTTGACAATGCTGTACAAACACCATTAGGTAGTGGCATAGGTACTGCTGTTGGTAGAGCACTAGGCGAAGTAGTTACAGGCTAATATAAATGGCCGGCTTCTTTGACCAGATCCTCAAAGGATTTCTGGGCAGTGACTATCTAAAAGATTATAGGCACGCCAGTAAAACCTTTAGGTCTGCTGGCTACGAGCTCGCACCACGTTACAAGTTCTTATTTCATGTGTATTTTAACTTGAACGTGGCAGAGTTACCTGCTTTGAGATCTGCTTTTGGAGCAACAGATCAAAGCAAACTGAGCTTGTTGGTCAAGAACATTACTTTGCCAAACTACTCAGTTGAGATGGATACTCTCAATCAGTACAATCGTAAAAGATTAGTACAATCTAAACTCGAGTACGATCCGGTAACTATAACATTTCACGATGATCACAGTGATTTGGCACGTAATCTCTGGTTCAAATATTTCAGTTACAACTATAAAGACCCTAATCAACCCTATGGAACTATCGAAGGCAACACTGCTTTAACTAACCAAGCACCAGGATCCAAATCTGATTACAATAGTAGAGATATCTACAGTCAGAACAGAGGAGGCAACGATTGGGGATATTCAGCAGAGGATGGAGGTAGTGGTAACAAACCTTACTTCTTCAAAGATATTACAATATACGGTATGAGTCAACATGACTTTGTGTCATACACGTTAATTAATCCGCAAATAACAAAATATTCTCATGATACATATGACTACACAGAAGGTGGAACTCCTATGCAAAACACCATGGAAATTAGGTACGAGACAGTCAAGTATGGTGCGGGTTCATTAAATGGCTCAACAGGAGCACCTATTCCTGGATTTGCTAAACCAGAACACTATGACAAGGAGCCAAGCTCGTTAAGTCGAGCAGGATCAAACAACAGTATATTAGGACAAGGCGGCTTGCTAGATGCTGGTGTTGGTGCTGTTGAGGATCTAGCATCAGGTAACATTTTAGGTGCGGCTAAGAAAATAGGTCGCGTTATTCAAACTGTTGACAGAGACGGTGTAAAAGGAGCCAAAGAAGAAGTTACAAGAGCTGTGATTAGAGAAGGCATCCCAGCGGCTACAAAGGCAATTACAAACTTTCCAACGCCACCTAGAACTGCTCCGTATAATTCAAACACTTCGGGGTCAACACTGGCACCAAGAGAAGTATCTAATGTGATTAGGCAAGATACATCAACAAATAATAAATCAACGTTGCTAGTTAATTCAAACAATAATGCATTTGTTGGCATTGCCGGAGGCCCAACTCCGGGCGTACAGGGTTTCGCAAACAATTCTCTTGTTACCCTGACTACTAATGCAGACGGAACAGTAACAAGAACTGTGAAGGAATCATTAGAGTACAACAATGCTGTAAACAGCACCGCACAAATTAACAGAAACACATAATGGTAGGTTAAATACTATTATGAGCACAGTCAACGTAACTAAAAACACACTAGAACAGACAGTAATACTGTATGATGAGTTCTATAACAAGACCAACTCAGCTTCACAGAACGACTACGAGATAGTGAGAACATTCTTCTTATCGTATGGGTATAGTGATGATGTTGCTAACGATTTTACTGCGGTGTTTTTCCAAATCTTAGACGCATACAACATAACACAAGACGAACTGCTCAAAGAGTTTAAGGCTTCCGGAGATGGAGTCACGTTATCACAGACAGTGGCATATTATCTTAATGGTCTTAGATCAAAAACAACATTAGTAGGCGTCAGCGTGGTACAGCAACCTAACTATTACGCGGCCCGAAACGTGGCCAAATAATGGCTGGCAAGTGGGCACAGGGAGACTACGTTCTACTTAATCCTAGAAAGTACGTAGGTATCAAAGGGCCACACTATCGTTCCGGTTGGGAACACGCATTTATGAGATTCTGTGACACACACCCAAGTGTGATCAAGTGGGCAAATGAATCTGTTAAGATACCTTATAAAGATCCCTTTACAGGCAAACACCGTAACTACATACCTGACTTTTTAGTCCAGTACCAGAACAAAAATGGTAAATTAATAACAGAACTGGTAGAAATCAAACCAAAGAATCAAAGCATTGTAGAAAGCAAGAACAAAAATCGCAGATTGAGAGAGACTGTTGCCCTCAATCATGCTAAGTGGGAGCAGGCCGCTCGGTGGTGTAAGGCCAACGGCATAACGTTCCGTGTAGTAACAGAGGATGATATATTTAGGAGTGGTGCTAGATAATGACTAAGAAATTAGAAGAGATGTTTGATCTTGAACCCATTGAGGAACAAGAAGAGAACGAGTTAGAAAAGCCAATAACACAGGCACAGACACCCATACCTGCGGACACCATTAAGAACATCGATAAGATAGAGTCCGCACTGCCCACGGTAAAGGGATTGGAAGCCAGCGACCAAGAGATGGATGAGTTAGGGCAACTAGCACAAGACTCATACAAGGACTTAATGGATTTGGGTATGAACGTGGACTCACGTTTTGCCAGTGAGATATTTGGGGTGGCTAGCGGTATGTTGGGACATGCTATAACGGCAAAGACAGCAAAGATTAACAAGAAATTAAAAATGATTGACTTACAGCTCAAAAAAGCACAGGTAGATCAGAGAGAAAAACAGATAGCAAATAAAAAAGGTGAGCACATTGAAACTGGAGAGGGTCACGTGCTTGATCGCAATGAGCTACTAGAGCAACTACTAAAAAATAAAGGGTCAAATGACTGAAACTGTATAAATACAGTCAAGGTAGGGAAAAAACATGACAAAAACATATTACGAATATTTAATAGAATCCGAACAGACATACAAGTATAGAGTTAAGGTAGCCGGTGGTTGCGATAACGAATGTCTCAAGGAATTAGAAAACAAATTAGCAAAATTTGATCTCATCAACATGAGCTCTCCAAAGACAACACCAGTCATGGAAGATCCATTGGACTTTCCGGGTGTTAAGAACATGGAAGTTTGCTCTTTTGATATTGAAATAGCATATCCAGCAAGTGCCGACTCACTATATGAGATGATAGAAGGATGTACAAATAAGCCTAAATCTCAAATTAAAGTGGTTAGCGAACATTTTGCTCAATCATGGGAAGAGAACGAGGGGTCAGAGCCAGAGGAAGGACCACTCTTAGAAAAAGACATGCCGGTTGATCCAGAAGCTGAACAGGCAGGTAAGGATTATGCTGATCCAACACATGCCCTACCAGAGAAGACAACGAGATTCAAGTTTGCGGCTCCGGAAACACCAAAAGCACAGACAACTAATGATTTACCGATGGGTGACAAGTCAGCCATGGGTAGCGTGAAACCAAAACTACCAAACGTTAAGTCGTTTGCTAGATAGGAGACATAGACCATGGA